CCATGAGGGTATGATCTATGGTGCGATGTATGCTGATTGGAAAGAACTAATACAGAATGAAGAATGATGCCTTTTGATGCATATCGTTGTTATCTCTCACTAAAGAACCACTTTACTAAAGATAAGTATGATTATCATAAGTATGCTGGTAAAACCAGAGCAACAGTTCAAGCCTTTTACAAGAGGAAGGATAGGTTCTGGTTTGAGAAATTTGCAAGAAAGAAGAATGATAAGGAGGTAGAAGAGTTTTTTGTTTCTAATTTTATTAGTAGCACTGATCCTAGTACAATGTGGATTGGTGATATGATAAAGAATGGAGAGGCACGATATGTTGACTGGAAGAAGAAAGTACAGTCACTATCATATACTTTTAAGGAGGAGGCTAATGAACTCTTTGATGATCAGAAGGTTGATGATGTATTTGATTGTTCTAAAGGACATCCCCAAATATTAAAGAGTTATCTTGGTGGTAATACTTCACTTGAAACTATGGTAATATGTGATAGAATACTTGAATATAGGAAGGATTTTGATAAACGATTGGATGATCCTGTGTGGGAAACCGTCAGTCGTAAAATAAAAAAGTATTCTCCCTTCCTAAATATAGATACACCCCGTTACAAAAAAATTCTGAAGGAGGTTATTATTAATGGCACTTGAAAATGCAGAAGTATTGAAGAATCTAAAAGAGCAAAAAACTCAATTAGAAGAAAATCTTGAAACACTTCGTGGTACTTATCAAAAAGTTCTTGGAGCAATTGATGTTCTAGAACAGATTGAAGAAAGTAAAGTTGAAACAGTTGACGAACCAACAGAAGACGAGGAAGAATGAGTTTCTTTGAATCCGAAGTAGTAAGAGCTGAACTGGCACATATTGGAGAACTCCAACAGGAGGTCTATGGTAATGCTTTTAAGTTTCCTACTATGTCTATGGAGGATAAGAAATATCATGTCGATCTTTTGCAACAACTTATCGACAAACAAAGAATATTATATACAAGGTTGAGTTTGTCTGATGATCCAGAAGCACAGGAGATGAAGCAAGGAATTGTTAATTCTACTGAGATGTTTGGGTTGCCAAAGAATGTTGACATGAATATAGTATTTGATAATATGAATCAGATGGTTGATGTTATGAAAAAAGAATTTGACAAACCAGAATAAACCATCTACAATAAAAACAACACAAGCCAAATCTAACAAATCAGAGGTAATCAATGTCTTTTAAAGACCTAAAAAAGCAGTCCTCTCTAGGATCTTTAACTCAAAAACTAGTTAAAGAAGTG